CACGCAATTTAACCGTCATGCCTAAACGACGCCAAATTACACGCTTGTAATATTCGCCGATTTTTCCCATAGACCGCCAATGCTCGTTTGACCAAGTGTGGCCACCGTCATCTGAGAAGCGGAGCATGACTTGAGGCTCACTGCCTTGGCCAAGGTTTAAGCCTACGCCAGACTCGCAGTCAAGTTGCAGGGTGTGTTGGGTTGTTCTTTTAAGAGTGTTTGTGCCCGTAGGCAATGCACGCCAAGAACGCAGCCATTTTTGGATGCCCCCGTTGTCGCTAAAATCATCTAAGTCAAACGCATAGATGTTGCCATTTTGGTAGTCGCCAACAACAACCAGGTTGTTGAATGCCATCTGGCAATTGCTACGATGACGGGTAAACTCTCCGTCAATAAAACCAGCACGCTCATGCCACACTTGCGTTGCCGCGTCATAGACCCACGTTGTGTTAGCGTTAGGAAAAATCAGTACATAAAAACTGTGGCCGTCTTGCTGGTATGTGTAGCCAATAGCGTCAGTTAAATCGCTGTACTGCTGAATCTGCCATTCAACCGCGTGGGTTGAAATGCGAACACCTGTATAACCATTGGCGCGGTAGATAATACCTTGGCCACGACGGTCACGGCCAAGCCAGAACAAGCCATTGTCCATTTTGGCCACTGAGTAAGGCGCTGCGCAACCTAACTCATTAAACGCACCTTGAATGCGTTGCAAAGGGAAATCAGTCGATCCGGTGTTGTACCAGACTTCAATTGAGTTTGTGCCAAACGCCCATACTTCGCGGAAGTTGGACGCCACGGCGACTAGCCCATCAGGTGAGCCTTCTGTACTAGCAAACTCTAAAGGATCAATGGACGTGCCATCAAGCAATTCAGTGACCCACATCTTTTGGCTATTTGGCTCATTAAACACAAAGTAGCCGTCTAGAAAGCACACCGTCACCGCGCCTGGGAAGTCTGGGTCAGTAATCTGCCCAAATGCGCCTGTTGTGTTGTTGTAGATGTAACTAGGGCCGTTGGCCGCAATGAACAGTTGCGTGCCATTGTCGGCCATGCTAACTGCTCCAGTGCCATACACCGTGCCAATCAATGTGGCCGCATAAGCATTGTCGATTTTATAAAGCTCAATGCCCGATATGACAAAGGCAATGCCATCGTTTGATGAGAAAGCCCATAGGCCACGAATCGGGCCAGTGCCAATGGTGTTGAGCAAACGCAAGCCTGGGGCGCGGTTTAGGAACGCAGGCTCTTTACCAGCCTCAGGAACAATCTCAGGAAAAAGATTGACCATTCTGGCATCCGCAGCGTTGACGCTACGTGCCACATAACTAGAGCCAAGAATCGGCGTCTTCATTAGTAGTTACCGGCATAGATGTTGAAACGCTGGCGGTTGGCCACTAATGCGTAAGGCAGCGCCATCACGTCATCTGGGTTGTTGATGCGCTTGAGATCACGCTTAGAAGTCATGGCAATACGCTGAACCTGTGGGCTTGGCTCAACGCCAAACTCAGGGGCAAACTCCATAGCCAAGTTGTATGTGAACGCACGCAGATAGCCAGGCGGGTAAGCCAACACTGTTGACAAGGTAGCGGGCTTGTCTAATTCTTGCACCGACACAAAATGAAACTCTAAGTTTTCCGTGGGCCTTGGATAGAGGTATATCTCAATATCAGGAAACGTCATGTTGACCCACATAACTTGTGGGAACGTGGACGTAACGGTCTTAACAGCAATACCGTTGTACTGCTGTTGGTTGATCATCTTGATGCCATACGACACGCCACTAGGCGCTTTGAAGTATGTTGCATCGTCTAGCAAAATAGGACGGTTGCCTACAAAGTCACCTGTTGGGCCAAGTGTGCGGCTGATAAGACTTGCAGGCCAAGTAAAAACCTGATCTTCTGTGCAAAACACCGACAAACGCTCAGTGTTCCAACTGTCAATCATCTGATTGAGCGCCATCAAAGCGTCTTGTGACGTGGCCGCAGAGGGCGTTTCACCTTCAGCAAGCACGCCAAGGAGCCGAAGCGCCCGATTGATTTGTTCGCCAGCGGTGTACGTTGTCATGCTTAGACCTCTTCAGTAGTCACTTTTCTACGGCGTTTAACTTCCAGCACGTTTACAGGAGCCGCTTCAAGTTCAGAAGACGTATCTGGATTATAACGAGTCCAGCCATTTTTTTCATCTGTTTCGGCTTCAAGTTCCATTGTGGCAATTTTAGCGCCGTGGACAGGATGGACTAGAGTAATGTTCATATTAGAAAAGGGGGTGATTAGCCCCCTTTTGGTTTACAGGACGTGGAGTACAGCAAAGTTTAGTACAAAAGCCTCAGACAGCGCCCCTCCCGAAAAGTTGCGTATTGTGATTACGCAACTTCCAGAGGTTTTGCTAGAAATCCAGCAGTTGTAAGCACCAGCGGTAGCACCAGACGCAACGCTCAGAATTACAACATCATTGGCGCTGATTGTGCTGTTGTTCAAAGTGAACGAAACATTTGTAATGTTTGCCAAAGAGGCGCCGTTCAGTGTGATCTGACCAGCAGACTTGTTCAGCGTGACCGCTGTGGACTTGTCTGTCAATTGAGTCACTGTGCCGCTTGCTTCTGCGGTGTAGCCCAACTCGCCACCAGCCAGTACAAAGTTAGACCCAATGATGTCTTGGTCTTCAAAAGCAACGCCAATTGATTTGGTATTAGAGGTCATAGTTGTTCCTTTTAAAATGAGGGCCGAAGCCCCCATTGTTTACTTCAAGAAGGCCGAGTAAGCCGCGTCGCCAGTACGCACAAAACGGTATGTGTGTGCGCCGAAACGTGGAACAGTCACAGAACCAAAGATCGTAACGCCAGTGCCTGTGGTAACAGGAACGGTAGACGATGCTCCGGTGTTGTTGTTGTTGCAGATTGTTAACTCAAAAGCAGAGCCAACTTTTGCGCTAGGAACGGCTGCATCAAGCAACGCTGCTGTGGGCAGAGTCACGGTCAATGTAGCATCGCTGCCTTTGTTGCAAACAACCAAACCAACAACTACTTGATCAGCGGTCAACGTAGTGTCGCCAGTCAAGGTTGTGGGAATAGTTTGAACCGTCAGTTGTGCTTCGAGCAAGTTGCCGTCACCAATTTGATAACCGCCTGCGCCATTAGGTAAAGCCATGATAATTTCCTTAAAAAGATGTTAAGACGAAAGGGGCCGAAGCCCCGTTCAGATTAGCCCCAGATGCGGCAGCCCATTTGTGGACGGATCGTATTGAAACCGTACAAAACGTCAATACGGCAAGGCATACGGTCATTGTTAATATCGTACTGACGCACGACACGCAAAGAGATACCGTTGTGAACTGCGCGAGCAGCCATGTCAACGCCTTGTGGCAACAACAAGTCCGCAGTGGCAAACGTGATCGCATCTTTGTGATAGACCAAGTTCTGAGCGTACTGGCTAGAAGCCGCACCAACGAACACAACGGCCTTACCAGCGGTAGGGAAGCTGTCCACGGTGGCCAAAGCATTGGCAGAAGTGTAGATAGGAGCAACAGTCACAGTGATTGCAGTGCTAACAGCAGTTGCATCAGCCAAAGCTACGAACTGGAACAACGAACCAGTGGATTCACGGGTCTGTGGGTTCACAGCAAAGCAATCAGCAACAGTGAACACGTCACCGGCTTTAACTGTCAGGCCAGAGCCAATAGTCAAAGCAATGCTTGCAGCGCCTTGAGAAGCCACAGTGGTGGTCACAGAGTTACCAGTGGCAACGCGTGAGCCAGTTGTGTGCTGCTTGATAGACTGAGACATGTTGATCTCGTCAAAGCCCAACACGCCAGTGCCCATCATGCCGTTCTTAAACTGCTTGCTGATGGTGTCTGTAGGATTGAACAAACCCTTCATGCCTTCAACCAAACCAGCGTTAGCGGCAGGGTTGACAGTGGCGTAACGGGGGTTCATCACAGCGGCGTTTTCGTTCAGCTTCTGTTGGGCTTGGAGCAAGACCAAAGAAGTTGCGGGCGTAGTGCCAGGTGTACCAACGGTGTTACCGATGGATTTGTACGCATTGGCCACGTCAGCATCAATAGAAGATGCCAATTGGCTGATACGAGGCTTTAACACACGCTCTGCAAAGTCGTCCAATTGCATGGTCAATTCAGCAGATGTGAAGTTAACACCGATGTGCTTTTGTGAAGCAACAGTCAGTGTGGTGAACTGCTCGTTGTCGTCTTGCACTTGCAAGGCGGCTCCGTCAGTAACCAAAGCGCGGTCAGGTAAACGGATACGCAATGTAGAGCCGATTTTTGCGCCTTCAACAGCGAAAGAGTCGTCATATTGGCGGTTTACGTTACGGGTGATCACCAAGTTGTTCTCGAGGATTTCGAGAGCCTTACGGGTGATCATGTCAATCGTCAGAATACTATTAGACATTTCAGTCCTTTCAAAAAAGTCAAAGTTTTAGCGGTTCTGCGCTTCCCACTTCTTTATCTGTCGTTTGCGTTCAGCTTCAATCCACTGCGAATCCGTCATGGTCTTGGTAGACCTTGGATCAGTAGTGTCATAAGCCGACACTCCAACGGAGCGTGCGGTGACAGGAGAAATCGGCGCTGGCGCAGATGTTGTTTTCTTAATCAGGGGCGTTGAAACCAATTTGGCCTCAATTTTCCCAATTTCTTTCGCCTGACCGAGTGGCGTCATGCGTGAGATTCGATCCGCTTCTTTTGGATTTGAGCCAAGGTAGTACGCTAACTCAGGCCCAATGTCCGAAGACTGGATCGTTTCAGCCATCACGTTGGTAATAGGAAGTTTAGGGTTGTAGGCGACTTGTTCAAAATCGTCGTACTTTGTCCTAGCTTCTTCTTCAAGATCGTGATAACTCTCAAGAACAGCCGATTGCTGCTTGGCCGCTTCACGTTTGGCAATCAGTTCTTCAGCTCTTTGATAGGCCAATGCTTCCGCATAGGCTTCAGGGCTTTCAAACTGGTCAACGGATGCAGTTGGCGCAGCTTTCACGATTTGCGTTTCCGCAGACCGATTTAATTGTTCTCTTTCCCACTTACGTTGCTCTCTTGCGAGGCGTTTGCCAATCATCGCGTCAATTTCAGCTTGGGAGTATTTTTTCTCTTCAGCTTGCTCGACTTGATTCTCAGCGACTTCCGGCGTACTTTCAGCAACTTCAGGTGTGGCCGTCACATCCGTGGTTGGCGCGGAGTCTACTTCCGCTAGGGCTTGGACTTCTTGAGTCATTTTTTCTGAATCCTAAGATTCCTCGGTCAACTGGGCCGATACAGTTTAATCTTACACTAATTTATACAGCAACGCCTGGGAATACCCTACGCATGACAATTTTATATGTCAAGCCGTAAGTTGTACTCGTAACATTCATCTGAACATAACTAGGAATGGTGTAGGTCAGACCTGTTGGCGTGCCAGCGGTTGTTGTCAGGGCTACGTTACCCAATGTATAGGTCAAGCCTGTTGGCGTTCCCACAGTTGTTGTTATTGCTACACCGCCTACAGACGCAGACAAGGTAAATGTTGTGCTTCCATTAGTGGCAATGATGTAATAGGTTGTTGGGTCGCTGTAACCTGTAATTGTTCCAGTGCCACCCAAAGTGCCAGAGATTGTGATCGATGCGCCAACAGTCAATGTTGTGGCAGCACAGCTAAATTGCCCAGAAGTTCCAGTAATTACAACTGTTGACAAAGTACCCGTGTTATAGGTGCTAGACAAAGTAAATGTTGTCGTGCCGTTTGTGGTGATAATGTAGTATGTCTTAGGATCGGTGTAACCCGTAATAGAACCTGTACCGCCAAATGTTCCCGCAATCGTTACGGCCATTCCCTCAGTCAATGTTGAGGCTGTGCAACTAAACTGACCCGCAGTACCAGTGATTGCTACTGATGCCAAGCTACCACCCACCAATCTTAACCAAGCAGGATTTGAGCCAGAGTAGCTACGCAATGTGCCATTCATAATCGTGCCAGCATCAAAACCTGTGCTTAGATCGGCTGCACCCGCATAGCATGTGTACTCATACAATGCTTTTGAGTTAGCGGCTGACCCTGTGCTTTCAGATGCAGGGATAGCGTAAGTGTTTGACCATGCGCCATTAGTAAGAAACCCATTGGCAGAATCCATTGTCTCGTTACCAAAAATGACGCTACCGCCAGCAACAGGCACAGTGAGATTTGTACCAATCACCAAATCACGATTGGACGTAATGTCTGCGTTAATTCTTGGCAGATATAAATTGTAGGGATACTGTAGCGTTACGCCACGTTCATCAAACGATAAAGCACCATAGGTGACGACGTTAGCCGCAGTGCCGCTTGTCCAACCATAAGGTTGCACAATAACTGGTGAGCCTTCAATACTGACAAAGTTTCTGCCATTGATTTCAAAGTAAGGCGTGATGATTTCAGCCATACCACCAGCAAGGTGAATCGCACCATCAGTTGTCGTGCTACTGCCACTGTACTCAATGACGCAGTTAATGTATGTCATGTTGTTGGCGTTGGTCTGCGTGATGCCACGCAAGCAACCAGATATATACGCACGATCAACCACAACCGAGGTGCAAGCAGTTCCCAAGTTCAGTTCAAAAGCTAAACCGTATCGGCATTCACCAGCCGTATAGTTGTTAATCCCAATGTAAACGCAACCCTTAATTTCACAACCAGAACCACTGAAGTTAGTCGCACGAATGTTGTTAAATTGGGCGTAAGACGTGCCAGTAGAGAAAATGCCGTAGGTTAAAAAGGCATCGGCCTTTGTGCCGTTGGAATCAAGAATCAGGTTCTCAATGGTGAAAAACTGTTTTGTCTCAGGGGGCGGTGCAATATATTGAATGTCAAAAATAGACGCAGTAGTAGCCGTGTACAACTTTAGAGTTGTTGACATGTCAAAGCCGCTGATCTTTTTAACGGCATTATTCTTACTGATTGTTAAACCAGAGTTTAGGCGGTATGTCCCCGATGGAATAATGATCTCAACTGCGCCTGAATTGATGGCGGCTTGGATCGCTGGCTGGCTATTTGCCACACCAGTTGGGTCAGCACCAAAGTCAAGCACATTGGCTGGTGCGCCAGTGATCATCGAATAAGAAACTTTTGTAAGTGCCATGTCTTACTCCGGTTGCGTAGGCCAAACGATTGTCCAAGGGAAGCCTTCTTGTGTAGGTACATCCCTTAATGCTTGGCGATAAACTTCCCAAACATTAGGTATGTTGGCATTTGCTTCCAAGTTTTTAATCACAACCCAATCTGTTTCTTTGAGTTTGTCATCACGGCTTTGACGCACAGACTTGGCCTGTTCAGCGTCTTTGGCTGCTTTGTATGCGGCCTCATGTTCTGCGGCTGTTTTAGCAGGGGCTTCTTCTGTGGCGGGTGTATCTGTAAACACTGGCCCAAGGATGTGTTTTGTGTACCACTTGCCATCAATCTGCTCGACACCATCTGCTTGAGAGTATTGGTAGTGGTCACCACCAGTAGCTTGTGCGCCTTCAAAGACTACATCAGCACCCAAAGCCTCTAAGACTTCAGTTGTTGTTGTTTCCCATGATGGGCCACCATTGGATTGTTGATATGCACGAAATTCACTTTCGTACATGACTGCGCCTGATTCTTTAATTCTGATTTGCATGATGATTCCTTATGCGATAGCCAAGAAGATGTAAGAGCCACCAGAGGCATTTAAACCTGCAGGTGCTGCGGCTGTGACTTGAAAACCCGTGCTCGTTGTATCTACATAATTAGTACCTGTTACTTCAGCGGATGTAGTTTCAAGCAAAAGATAGGGGTCATTACCTGATGAAATTCCACGGGCTGAGTCATAAACATAAGTGTTTACATCACCAACAACACCAATACGAGTAATCAACACAAACCTTGCGCCAGACGTAAAACCACAGTTGATGGTTTGTAATGCGCCTGTACCTGTGTATGTGCCAACTTTAGAAACACCAGCGCAGGTAGCCCACATATACATTACATAGGTACTTGCGGAAACATTGAGAGCAGAATTGGTACTTAAAGAAACTGTCGTTGAAGTTGGTTGAGCATTAAAGCCAACAGTTGATGAATATGCCCTGCTTGCATTAGAAGCGTTATACCCCCAATCGTCTTTTAAAGCATACGTAGACGCGCCAAAGTTAGCACCAATTATCCAATAGCTACTGTCAGACCTAGATTTTATAAGAATAAACTCTGGAGCTACTGTTAAGTTATGTGTCAAAGATAAAACGCTTCCAGTTCCTGTATAGCAAACCACATCAAATACGGAGGGGGCACGTTGCAGATTCCAAAAAATTGTGTCCGTTCCCGCAAAAGCACCTGGCATTTGAAAACCAGTGTTTGTCCAATAGCGAGTCACACTACCAGTAGTTTCTGCCGCAGTTGAAGAAGATACAAGATAAGGCGTAAGTACTGCTGTGTTTTGGCTGTTAATACCAATAAGACGAGTGCTAAATGTAGTATTGCCTGCATTGCCAGGCCTTAATGCAGTCATTTGCAAATCAATAGGGAAGTTTGTCGTAAGTGAAGTTCCAGTTGAAGCATTTGAAGCAACAGGCGCAAACACACTAGTCCCCACAGTAGGCACTTTCATCGGGCCTCTGCGAATGGCTATGTAGATATAGGTTGAGCCTGTATCAAAACCAGAAACTGAAGAAAACCCTGTTGCAGTTGGTGTGCAGTACAAAGGCGCATTTTCCGCATCAGCAAGATTTGGTTTGAGTGCTCTAGATTCTTGATAATCCCACCTTCTCATATTGTCTACTATCACCCAATCTTGCGCCGCACTGGATTTTTTAAACATTAACCATTGAGGTTCATACCCCAAATTGACAGACATATTAGTTGTAGCAGTAAACGACCCACACGAAATCACATTGTCCGTACCCGTCAGACCAAAGCCTCCTGCGTCATGGGCGAATAAGTAGGCTACGTAGGTTTGACCTGAATCATTTACATTACCCGTAATACCAACAGTAAAAACAGTTGATGTTGGATCGGTATCATTCCAATATGCAGAAGACGCACTAAATGAACTAGTTGCATTTAAAAGTCCTACTTGTGTGCCACCTGTTGACCTATGGTAAACACTCCAAAAACTTCCTGCGCTTGTGCATTTAACAATCATACAGCCAGGAGTTGAACCAAGATTATGTGCAATGGTTCTGCCAGCAACGCCATCGCCCGTATAAGTCACAATATCAAAAAACTTTGGTTGCTTGCGGAATGTCCAAGTGACGTAGGTTTCCCCAACGTCACTTATATTTGAGCCAATAGAAAAACCAGTAGAAGAATATGCCGTTACATTTCCAGCATTAGTTACCGCACTTGTTAAATTTGATGCTAATTCATCACCTAGAGCCAAAGCTGTACTAAATAATCTATGCCTAATGGCAGATGTACGCTGTTTCTGCCAAATAAGGCCGCCTTTGCCCGCCAAATCAATTCCGTTGGTAATTGTCTGTGCCGAATTTGTCCCTAAATAAAGATATGTGCTAAACACATCCTCAATGTAGTTAGCACCACCAGCAGGCGCGCCACCACCAAAGGCATCGTAACTAGCCGCACCAGAAGTTGCTTGTAATGGCATGGTTTAAGCCTTAAATTGTGTGTTGCTTGCCAAGACTGTAAAAGTCGCGCTACCTGTCTTGATAATCAAATAACGATAGCTATCAATGCCACTTGCATTTCCCGCAGTAGGCGCACCACCTAGCCAACGTGTCGTGACTCCAGATGTCGTGCCATCAATCTGCACAGCAGAATTGTAGTAAGCCGTAGCACCTTGAGTCACCAAAAAAGCCACAGTCATTGATTGACCTGTAGTCATCAAAGTATCGAGTGATGTACCGCTAGAACCTCTGAAGTTAACAGTCCAGTTAGCACTTGCACTGGTGGTGTAGTACAAGACAGACTGAGTGGTAATGTCGTAGTTAATCGTTCCAGTAGCCGCAGTAGCTGAAACTGTAGCCACTTCAGCCGCATCGTTTAGGACAATGGCTTGAGCAGATGATGTGCCTGAAAATGTCTGAGTACCAGTAAAGGTGTTGGCTACATTGGTAACAGGAATATTAGCCGCTGCCAAAGACGTTTGACCAGTGCCACCTTTAGCTGTTGTGATAACGCTAAGACCTGGGGTAATGTCAGAGATAGCCAGCTTTACTGTTGTTGCAGCTTGAACAATCGGCAATACTTCCGTGCCCGCAACGGGCGTGGTTGCGGCGGGTAGTGCGGAAATTTTTGCGTCAGCCATAATGAACTCCGATTAAGTAAATGATACTTCAATGCTTGAAGTAGTTGGCGGTGCGGTTGAAAAGGTTAATGTGGCCCCAACCACTGTGTATGTATTCTTTTGCTGATACACACCGTTGATATACACATTTGTGGTGTTTTCACTGGTTGGCGAAGCGCCTAATGAAAATACGGTAGTTGAGCCGTTACCTGAAGTGTTAAAAATTACAGGAGAGCTAACCTCAGAGCCACCAGCAGCACCAATACCCCAAAGATTGTCATAAGTGGCAATTAGTACGTTTAAAGAAGTCTGCAACACAAATTTATATTGTGTTGAGCTTGTTAGCCATATTTCACCGCTTGGCACTCGGCCAGCGGAATCCAAAATAATAGGATTAGTGTGGGCAACATTACCCGCAATTGTTGTAAACGTGGCGGCAGGGGTAGTTGTACCAGCAGAATAAGTGAATAACTTCCCGCCAGATAAAATGACGCCGTAGTTGTCAAAGAACTGCGTTGCAGCACCGCCCACAGGGGAGAGAAATACGGCCATTTAGGTCACTCCAAAAGAATCAAGCCACCGTCCTCTTGGACGAGATTGTCACCATTTTCGCACAGCAAATTGTCTACCCCAACACCACCACCGCGTGTGCCAGTAAACAACGTGACAATGCCACCAAGGCCAATGCCTACGGCGTTGCGAAGTGCGACACCAAAGCTCATTGCTTGTTAATTGGTTTGCAGTACGCAATGCCGTCTGTGCTACCAATTCGTATCACACTGACACGCCAAGGCGCGCCGCTTGTGCTGAGTGTTAGAACAAACGGAATAGGTGTGAAAGCGGGGATTGGTGTGCTGGCACTGGTGGCAACAGCCCCAACACCCACCTCAACATAGCAAGGCACGTCAGCCCACACTAGCACACCTTGTGGGCCAGCGTTCCATGCGGTTGTGTTGCCAGCACTAGCGCCTGCTGTTGCGGTAAAAGCGGGAAAATCCGCTTTGCTCATTGGGTTAAGTAGTTCCATGATGATCCTTATGCCAAGAATTTTAACTTGTATAACGTGCGGAGGTAAATTTCAACAATATTATCTATCAATTGTTGCAACGATGAATCAGATTTATCACACACATCGTATCTTGCGGCTTCAATTTCAGCAAGTGAATCTTCTAAAAACTCAACCACATTGGCCGTTTTCTTAGCCGAATTCAAGGTAATTGGGCCAATTAAACCATACCGTCCTTGGTAGGCTTCGGCAAAGTCATCAGCCGCACCAATAATGCGGTTGTAGAAGATATTGAGCGCTTCGTGCTTGCTAAAGCTGCGTGTGTTCAGATGCACAGAATGTGCAACATCCCGCGCCAAAAACAGCAAGCCTAAAAATTCATTTGCTTTCATTGTGGCATTCCTTGTGGAGGCATCATTTGTTCTGGCGGCATCATTTCCATGGGCATGGACTCTTCGCGCATATCAGGCATCTGGTTGACGATGTTTTGCGACTCCATGGCCGCAGCAACCACGCCCATGGCAATGTCTTGAATCTGCTCTTCAGTCATACCCGCCTGCACTGCTGCAATTCGTTTGGTTTCAGCATCATAAAGTTTGATCTGAGCCTCAAAGTCCTTGCGTTCCATGTCTTGCATTTCAATAGACTTGCCAACATTCTGGATCATCTGGTGCATCTGCTCCATCTCAGCGCCCATGGCTTGAATCTGTTGCTGGGCAGCTTGCAATGCTGGATCTTCGTCGCCGTCCGACAAGAACTTGGGATCAATCGTCTTGGCAAAGCGCTTGCTCATTTCTTGGGCGCCAGGCCAGTCCATGTTCTTCACAAACAAGTCGCCAGCCACTTGCCACAGTTGGGGATTACCCTGTAGCAGTTGAGCCATGGCTTCTAGCGCCTCTTGGCGCTTGGTTGCGTAGCCTGGGCCAGTGGTAGCCACCACGTCGTACTTGCCGACGCCGGGGTTGTAGATTTTCTCAATCACAATACCCTGCTCATTGACAATCTTGTTCACGGGTTGCGGCTGGTCAGGGTTGATCTTGACCATCTTTGTTTCGCCGTCTTCACCAATGATTCGAGCGATACGTTGTGTGTCGTAAATCTTAGGGATTAGGTCAACAAGCTGACGGGCAACGTGCCTTACCGCACGGGTCAGGTTGTCACCGTAGTGGTATGTGCCCACATCACCCTCGCGTTGGCGTGCCAAAATGGCTTTACCTGAGCGCTCGTTAGAACCCATGCCCAAACTGGCGTTATATTGACCCGTTGTGGACTTAATGTCCTCAGATGCGCCTGCTTTGGCCTGCAATAGACCGCTAGAAGCCATTGGCGGCTGGGCACGCTGGGGTAGTGGCAAGACCGCACCTTGGCCGTCTGTAACGTCTGGATTGACCTCAAGGTACGGCCAATTGTTTGTGTTTGCCGTCTTCCACTTGTCCTCATAGCCCTCAAACTGGCCACCATAGCCAATGAAAGGTGCTTTAGGCGCCAAAGCCAGCATCTCAGCTTCTTGGCTAACCCAATAGTTGTACATGCGCTGGGCATCTTTGGCGTTTCTGACTAGGCCGCTGACATAGAGGCGGCCATCCACCTCAAACTCATTACCCACCACGCGGATAACTGGAATCCACTTGCCAGCCCATTCTTTTTCTTCAAGAATCTCATACCCGTTGATCTTGCAATACTTAACCCGTGGACGCTCAGACTCGCGTGACTTGATGGGCTTGCCAAACATGTCTTTGAGCATCTTGTCTTCAGGCGTACCTTCAAAGGCCGATTGATTGCCAGGGTACAAGTTCAGTTTGGTGGTGTCGTACTCAATGTAGTAGTAACCAGCAATGCGCACCGTGTCTTCGTTGAGCCAATTACTAATCGACTGATCACCCACACCAAGGGATTGAAGTGTCGAGATAGGCGCAGCGTCTGGGTATTGGCGCTCGTACTCTGCTTTGGTCAAGTCTTCAGTGATAAAACAATAAGTCGCATCTGCACCCGTTGGGTCTTGGATCAAAGGGTCCATGTACACCGAGAACGAGTTACGCACACGGCCAATCTTAATGTCTTGGTCAAACGTGTTCTCGTCGCAATACTCGGTCATCAGGGTGATGTACCCCTCGCCGTAGGCGACTTGGTTTTCACACGCTGTGTCATAGGCCACATCAGCGTCACTCATATACTCAATGTGGCGAATCATGCCGTTGAAAATGTCTGCCACTTCCACGTCAGCGTTGTCATCTACGGGGATGACCTTGGCGCCTGGGCGGTTCTGACGCATGTCATTCGTCACTTGACGAACGTGCTGCGGCAGTTTGTTAATCGTAAGCGTTGGCCGTGCGTTGATTGTCTGACCCTGCACCGCGCCACGGGTGGCCAGTACGTCAGCAGGCCACTGCCAGTGGTTGTCAGGTGAGCCAGCATAAAAACGCAAGTCATCTATCTCATCTTCGCGTGATTCTGCAAGCGCAGAGACAGCCATATCCAGCCGCGCACGGGCAGTTGTCAGAATGTCTGAATTAGATTTAGGTGGTTTGCCACCAGCAGCTACGTTAGCTGCGGCGACCATGCCTGTTGGATCTGCCATTAAAAACCCCTATTGATAAACTGAGGCGCAAGAACTAACAAACCGCCACAAACAGTCGCGGCGGCGTCCAGCATCTCTGGCTGCTTGTTTTGACGCCAATCGTACACCTCTTTACCAATGGCAAAGCCCGCGACCACCAATAAAGCCAGTGGAAGCCCCACAATCGACACTATGGCTGCGATAACCGCGCCATAAACTGCGTGGTTGGCTTTGTCTTGGGGCAGCACTGGTAAATTCATTTTTTCTTTGCTGTTTTGGCAGACTCTTTGAACGCCTTGGCAGTCGGTGCGCCCTTAGCGCCTGGCTGGCGCATCTTTTCTTTAGAACCAGCGGCTATGCGCTCACGTTTTGCCGCGATATTTGCATAAAGTCCGGGCTTTTTCATACTAACACTTCCATCGTTTAAGAGCTGCTTTAGCGCGTTCACCGTCTTTGGCGTTGGCCGCTACTGCGCCCATTCTTGCACAAAATGAATCTTTTCGCCCCTGATCTGCTTTGGTCTTAGGATTGGGCGCTGGTGCTTTGAGGTTAGAACCAGTGGCGGCGTTGTACTTAGCGCGGCCTTTAGCGGTCAAGCCAGCACCTTTAGATACGGGCAACTTTTCGCCGCGGCCGACGCTTAAAGACACACCTTTTTTAGCCATTACGACCCCATCCAAGAAGTAGTCACCACGCTTCTGTCCGAATACATGCGGCGCTGCGTGGGTTCACGCGCCTCACGGTGAGCCACAGGGTATGCAAACGTCACACAGATCGCGTCTGCCGCGTCTGGTGAGGCCAAGCCCCGTGCTTTCATGTCCTTTTTTGACTCTAAGAAGATTGTACCCTTAGAGTCGGGCTTCATCATAGGCGAAATTAGATCAGTTTTGAGAAATCTGTCAAGCGGAATTGAAGCCGTTTTGAGCCAATCTTTCATCGACCCCCACATTTCAGCCCTTTTGTTTCCATACATGATGGGATTCTTTGACTTGTTGCCAAAGTTGATGCCCTTGATTTTGTAGCGCTGCTCTTTGAGCCTGTCCACAATGCCGGCGCCCAGCCCGCCTTCGTCAATCACCACCAGCGTAGGCTTGAACTCTTCAATCACCTCAATAATATGACCTACTACCGTCATGGTGTCGTCGCCTCTGTGCCGGTCAATCCGCACAATATCCCGCCCCTGCCTGATGGCGATCACTGTCGCATCCGCGCCGAACCTAGCAGGGTCAACACCGATCACAATCGGCGCTGACTCGTCTTGGTACTTAGGCCGCTTCATTGCTTCGTCCACAATGTTGGCCGGTATGAACTGATCGTCGCCCTCAGAGGGGAACTGACCGTACACCTCGACGTGCGCCTGTGATGAATCTGGCCCATACTCGTCGATGATGCCCTGATACACCTGCTTGTCTGTACCCTCGACCGTGCGGGCGTCAACCACCTTGGTCGTCCAAAAGCCACGTTTGCTGTTAAACGTCTCGTAGAAGTACCCCGTGTTGCGCCGTGGGTTGGAGAACGCCATCCAGAACCTGTTGGGCGTGTTCTCGGTAAAGAAACCCGCCGTCACAGCCCAGATGCTGTCGTCGATACCCGACGCCTCGTCAAACACGACCAGCACACCGTCGAAGTTGTGGACACCCGCATAAGCGTCGGGATTTTCGGCTGACCAGAGCCGCCCCTCGACGCCCCAGTAGCGCGTGCCCTTCTTAAGATCACGCTCGACCAATTCCGTGAGCCACTTAGCCGGCATCAGTCTGGTGGCGCTCACCTCAAACCAGTGGCTGTTAAGGGACATGGCCAGCCACTTGGTTATTTCGGCCCAAGTGACTGATCTAAGCTGGCTCTCCGAGTTAGCCGAAATAATGGTTGTTGAGCCAATTCGCGTGGATAGCATCCAGATTGTGATCCATGACACCAAGGCCGACTTACCAATACCCCGTCCAGATGAGACAGCATGGCGTAGGGTGTTGAAGTCTATTTGACCTTTGTTCTGTGTAATGTGGTCTGCAATATGTTGTAAGACCTCACGCTGCCATTTGCGTGGGCCTTTGAAATGTTCCAGCGGTGTGCCAGGCTGACCCCAAGGAAACGCGTACATTACAAACGCCAGTGGGTTGTCTTTGATATGTGGCGCCCACAGCCGCGCCATCAATTCCTGTTCGTCTTCAGCGCTGTATATGGTCGATTGCATGTGTAGTCGGTTCTATGATTGTTGCGTCGCTCACATCTAATACGCGCCTTTCGGCTTCGGCCAATGCGCCAGTGATTGATATGCGCTGATCCACCTCAACAGATATGGCTTGCTTGGCCACCCAGCCGTGCTGGTGCTTTAAGACTTCTAGCGCCATCTTAGCGTCGCCATCTAGCGCGGCGGCCCTGACGATGTTGGCCATTTCTATCTCAGCGTCGGCTTTGCCTTTTTGCGCGGCCATCTCAACCACGGGGTCAAGTTGCGTAAGTTGTCGGTATTCGGTGGGAAGCATGCCGGCGGCCAGCGCTAGCGTGTCGCCTTTGAGGCCAAGTTTGGCGGCGTCGTACACCGCTTTTAAGCGCGACTCTGTTGCCTGCACATTGCGCGGTGTGAATGGAATTGAATAGAACATGAATTCTCCATGCGGTTGCACGTTTGTGAATTGTAGCAAAAAAAAAATTTTGTTCACGGCCCGTACGTTTCTGCTGGCCCTGTGCCGCCGGCCCTACCCCCTCCCCCTCGGCCTGAATGCCACCGGCCATGGCGCCGCATGCCGGCCGGCCGCGCGGCCACCGGTAGGCGCGCGCATGCTGCGCGCTGGCGCCAGCATAACCGCGCGGGCCGGCGTGCCATGGTCATTTGGGTCATTTGGGTCATTTGGGTCACGGTTTTAAATTGCAAGCTGGCGCCAGTGGCCATGGTCATTGGGTCATTTGGGTCATTGTTTTTTATGTGACCCAAATGACCCAAAAAGCGCAGATCTGGCGCCCAGGGAATTCCCCGGCTTTGGGTCATTTGGGTCATTTGGTCATCGTTTTAAAATTGGCGCCGGTAGACCCGTCAACCTATCGTTACACTGTCTATATATACAGTATATAAATTATTGATGTTATCTGTAAACAATGACCCAAATGACCCAAAGCATAATGTTCCCCAGTATTGGCGCGCGCTAGCGCTTGGGTCATCGCAGCGCGAATGCATAACCTAATCGCGACCCAAATGACCCAAGGTTATGCAATTTTTGCATAACTGTAAAATAATTGTTGACAGTGTAAAAGAATCGCTTACAATACATTCACCGCGCGACAAAACGCCGGTAATTTCTAAACTACAGTAAAGGCAAACTATTATGACTAAATCAGAATCACGCGAAGTTGCATTGTGCGTTAAATACGCCGCCGCCGGCTTAGGCCCTGACTATTTAGCGCGTGCATTGTCGGCGCTTTATCGCGCAGCCAGCGCAAAATCGCAGCGCGAAATTTTCGCCCTGGCTGATGACATGGGCGTTATCAATAACCCCGAATTTATTATCTAAACCAAACCGGCCGGCGCAAAGCCGGCCAACAACATAAAGGCAAAACAACATGAAAAAAGCATTATTTTTAGATATCTTAGCGGCCGTCGTTATCGCGGCCGCGCTCACTGTCGGCGCCCTGGCGTATTTTGACGTATTGGTAAAATAACATGCACGTACATCTCACACTTAAAAGCGCGAACGTCAAAACCGGCCCGATTCCAGTGTCAACGACGGAGCGCGACTCATGCCCGGCGGATTGCAAAATGAAGGCCGAATGCTACGCAGCCAGCGGGCCGTTGGCGCTACACTGGGCCGCCGTATCCATGAAAACGCGCGGCACAAGCTGGGAAGAGTTTTGCAGCACAATCGCGCGCTTACCCGACAATCAAATTTGGCGCCATAACCAAGCCGGCGATCTACCCCAGCAAAACGGCACAATTGATCCTGTTAAATTGGGCCAACTTGTCGCGGCCAATAAAGATAAGCGCGGGTTTACTTATTCGCATCATCGCGACGCCGCCAGCATTGCATGGATCCGGCATGCCAATAATTGGGGTTTCACTGTCAACTTATCGGCCAATGATTTAAACGATGCCGATTATTTGGCCGATCAAAACGCCGGCCCCGTCGTCGTCGTCCTACCGTCAACGCAAAACGAAAACCTAAAAACCCCAGCCGGCCGGCCGGTCGTCGTTTGCCCGGCCACCCAGCGCGACGACGTGAGCTGCGCGACGTGCCAATTATGTCAACGTCAACGGTCCACAATTGTAGGTTTCCCGGCTCACGGTTCCCGTCATCGCACAATCAACTTAAGGTTAGCAGCATGAATAAATTATTCCCCGTGATATCCGCCGGCCAGCCGGTGCCTTGTTTTAATTGCAGCCGGCCACTGGCTGGCCAGCCGGCGCCAGTAGATAACCCGCCAAGGCGCGGCCAGTGGCGCGCGTATTGCAGCGCGTGCGACATGTTTACATTTTTTGATAAAGGGGCACAAAATGACCATTAAGAGCATGAGAGCAAAATACCCCGGCCACTGTAGCCGGAGCGGCACCAGGATAAACCCCGGCGACGATATTAAATTTGACACTGTAACGCGCCGCGCATGGTTAGAAGAGCCTGGCGACTCTCGCGTTGTTTTTTACGGTGACAACGGCCCCAGCACGTTCTACCGTAACCCGCGCGGCCGGTGTATTGACGCACCATGCTGTGGCTGTTGCACTATCTAGCACGCGACCTTATGCGGCCCTGGTGGCCGTATAGGGGCGCGCGCTGGTGCGCGCTATAACCTAAGGGTAAAGTATGAACGAAGACCTAATGAACGCGCTGCAAGCGCTTATTTTTTACGCCGACCTAATCGCGCCGGATCTACCGGACAACGCGCGCGCCGACAATTTCCAGATTGCATTAGATAAGGCGCGCATGGCCTTAGATAAGGTGGCCACATGACCCACTATGACAAAACCCTCATTACTTTCCACCGGGGCAATGCTTTCGCGCCAGAGGGCATAGACGCGGCGCCGTTCGCTATTTTGACGATCAATGACCTAATTGACCGGCAATTGATAGATGCAATATGCGCCCTAGTGCGCGAACACGTCAACAAGGCGCACGCCGACCATTGCAACATTAAATTAAATTTAGAGGACTGGGACGTATGAAAACCGTAACTATTGGCCGCACGGCCTACAAAATAAACGACGACCGTGACATTTTCACAGAGCATGCAAAATGCACCGGTAAGCATAGGATTGTGAAAAGTAAGGGCCCGGAGCGCCGTTATTTTCCCGATTACTTTTATTCTACGGCCGACTATGTGACGCGCTATTACGCGCTAAACAGTGGCCGGGGCCACCAGGGCCGGGGCGCGCCGTACGGCGGAGAAAATACCCTCACGGGGTTTTATGAGAATCTAAACGAAGCGCCGACCACCTATTACACCGAAGAGGATCTATATGAAAACGAAGGATAATCTACACCCGCTCATGCGGGAAATAATCGCGCCATGGGCGCCGCTCACGTACGCCGACCATTATTACGTCGATCTTGGGTTTAGGTATGAGCGCGGCCAAGTGTCAGAGCATGAATACAAAATGGCCCTAGCTGAAGGACCCGAAGCGCGCCGGCTTATGAGCCGGGGGGCCATGGAAGCAATGCGGAGCGCCTATTGATGATTTTTTTATTCGCCCTTATACTGGGGGCGCTGCTGGCGGTTCTTTTGGATCTGTAGCAGTTGCCATCCTCACAAGGCCCCTAGTAATAGGGGCCTTTTTTTATGTTGACGTCGTGGGCGGCGGCATTACTTCACCAAGCGCACGGCCAGCGGCGCCGGTATATCCTCAACCATGCGGCGCAGTTCTGATTTTGGCCGGCCGGCCATCTCTGGCGCACAAAACATGTGTTTTTTACTTTGGAAGTCACCGGACGCGACGCGGCCAAGATCGACCCACCCAGCCTCTTTGAGCGCATGCAGTAGGGCCGGCTGGGGAACCTTCACACCGGCCGGAGCGGCGCCAGCCACGCGGTCACACAATGCATGGAAGGGGGACGCCACAACACCTTTGGAAAACTCACCCAGGCGCCCGCGCATCAGTTCGACAAGGTATGACTCGGCCATGCTCATGCCATGCTCGACAAGGTTTAATTTAAACTCGGTCATCATGGGGGCTGCGCCTGGGTTAAACGCGGAGACGTCGCGGGCATGCAGCCAGGCGCCCACGGCCGCGAACCCTCCGGCCTTGTACCAGGCCCACATGCGCGCGGCGGCGTCGGTACTCATGCGCGGCGCATGCGACCAGACGCACATCCAGCGGCGGTCCTGCGAGTCTAGGCTAATCGGCACGGGGTCATTAGAGAACGCAAGGACAAAAACCCGGTTCGCCATTTGGTAGGGGTGCAGGCCCTTACGGTTAACTGTCAGCATTTCAGGCGGCGCGGCAATGATGGGTTTTAATTTGTTGGCCAAGGCTCGGCGTTCTTTTGCGTCCGGCTCCTTCAATTCATTCAAAATCAAAATTTCAGATTCTAGGGCATAGCCAAACTGCGACGACATGGTGTCATTGTCTAGCAGGCCACGGTTTTTAAGGTGGGGGCCACACACGGCCCAAATGAACGGCGCCCACATGGTATCTTTTCCGGACCCTTGGTCACCGCCATGCAGCACGGCGTGATTGATCTTGATGCCGGGAAATTGGATTTTGAAGGCCATCACATTCAAAATGTGATCTAGTTCGCGCTGATCGGGCACAAGGGTTTTGCAGTGGTCCATCCACAAACCAATGTCACCGGCGGCCACTGGGGGCCGCGCGTCGCGCCAGCGGTTGCCGTACAGATCACCATCACGGGCCACAATGACCGATTCACCAGCGGCGTAAGTGATCCCCACAAGCGCCTTGGCGCCGTATTCCTGGCGGTTTTCATCAAAGCAAATTGACGCCTCGACTTTGGGGCGCTTGCCATGGATCGAATTGCAGGGGATATGACGAAACAATGCGTTAAAGGTGCTGCGGGAAATTTCGCGGCGGTCTTGCATGTCAAAATAAGATTCGTCGTCTTGAATGTAAGCAAACCGGCCGTACCACTGCGCCTTCTCAACGCGGCCCAGTTCTTTGCGCTCGACCTCGGCAATGATGGCCGCCGCCGCGTCAGGGAATGCTTCGGTTGGCTTGATCTTGGACAGGGCTTGATCCATGGCCAAGGTCAGTAGCTCATCACGTAAGCCAGGGGCATGCTTTGGGCCGCCGTTCTCTGACACCCACTGCAAAAACAGCGACGATCCAAACTCGACGCAGTGACTGTGCAGGCAGCAGTAGGCGCGGTTAGCGGGCATGTAACGGCCTTCAGGGTTGCCGTCTGTATGTTCGGCTGAATTGGGACACATCACGCCGGCCCAGCCCTCTTGATTGGGTTTAGACAAAAGCAGGCCCTGGCTACTGAGCCACGCCATCACGTCATCGGCGCCATCGTCTGACAAGCGGATGGGCTTGAACCCCACAGAGTCGGCAGGCGCGGGCACTACGCCAAGCGCATCACAAATTTGGTCCAATGTAAAGTCACGCGCTGGGTGGAACTCCACCAACTTAGCGGCGAAGTTGTTGCGGTCTGGTTTCAAGTTGATCGAACCAGGCAAGCGGAAATTGCGCACGGCGTTAATGGCGCCCTTGTCGGTGTAACCCGCGTCGGCGATGGCCTTGATCGCGGCGCTGAAATCGGCCTTGGTAGGCTGCTCAGAGAATGCGTAACCCCACTGAAACGACCCTTCTGACGTCTCGATCTTCCATGTCGGCTCAAGTGGTGGGGTGGCCGCTTTCGTGCCTACGTCGTCCAGCACCATCACAAGCACATACTCGCAGTTGGCGGCGCTGGCGCTGACGTGGCCGTCTTTGAAGCGGTCGATAATAAAGCTGGCCGTGTTGCCGTAGATCGCCCAGTCGTCTTTGATGCGTGCGGTAGGCAACATAGCCGGCCATGTGCATTTGATTGCGCCGTCTGCGTGGAATTGCAGTTCTTTGCCAATAGGTTTCTGACGCACAATCAGCGCAGTTTCGCCTTCTGGCGCCAAAGAAATTAAAAAATCAAGAAAGTTCATTTGCCATACCTTTTCATAGTTTCTACTTCAGCGCTCAAGGGCAGGCCGTCTGCCCATGCTGGCGCTGTACACATCACACGTTTTAGATTTTGTTCTGCATCAGGATCAGAAGTCTCAAGTACGATTTCATCATGCACATGCAGCACAACGTCGTCGAGTTGGCGCAAGGCGTGGCGAAGCAAGTCGTTGGCCACTGCCTGCGTTACATTTTCACATGCCAAGCCTTTCCATAGACGGGCGCGTGGCCATTCTTTTGCATCTTGCGCTGGCTTCCATGCCGCTTTGGCATAACTGACGCCCTCTGATTCCAGTTTGGCATAGGGGTAGCACAAAATGCGGCCAGAGGGTAGGGCATACCACAGGTGCAGGCCATCATATAAATATGTTATACGGCCAGCTTTAAACTCACGCCCCTTGTTTCTCATTGCTCTGGTGTATGCGTCCTCAAGCGCCGACCAATAAGGTACGCTCCAAGTATTAGCACGCCGCCAGCCAGCCACCATGCGTTTGGCAACTGGCTCAGGAAGACTGATCCCATAAGCCCGACCCATAGCAGCAAAAGCGCCCACGCCGCCAGCAAATCCACAGGCAAGTTCTTGAACCTTCCCGATCTGGCGCTGGTCGTCGGTGACGTCGGTAACTGAGATATTGAACGTGGCTGCGGCGTTGACTTTATAGACGTCTCTGCCGGTTCTAAAAATCTCCAGCTTGTCTTGACCTCGACCTGAGAGCCATGGATTGACCCGCGCTTCGATGGCCGACCAGTCGGCAACGACAAGGTGCTTGCCGGCGGCGGGGATGATTGCGGGTCTGAGCATTCCTTTGAGAACATCGGTAACGCGCTTTCCATACCGAGGCACGATTGCGTGCCCTCTGACCATGGCGTGCCTGACGTCGTCGGGTTGCTCTGCGCACTTGCGGGTGAAGTTGTGGACTTGCGCGCCGTAGGACGATGCTCGGCCTGTTGCTGAACCGCCTGCAAATACAAACGCTCCTCGGACTCGCTCATCTTCAACATCTGCCAAAGCTGCAAGTCTGTTAAATTTTGCGACTGACGATGCCCATAGGTCGTCTGCGCATTGAATGACTTCTTGAACATCGGGTGGCACTCCTTCACAGTTTAAAAGATTGGCTCTTACGGTTTTGTCGATACTAACCTTGTCGTCTTTCTGCATCAGCTTGCGTGCTTCTTCGTCCACGCGATCCCAAACCCACTCACGCATGCGGGGGCTGCGAACGCTGGTGATCACGCCGTCGGTGACTTCTTTGACGATCTCTTCAATCTCGATCAACTCGTCTGACGCGTACTTGACTGCGGCGTGGCACAACGGCACGTCCACCAGCACGCCACGGTCGTTGATCTTCTCGTTGACGTGATAGTCCAGCAATTCCTCGGCTGACAAGTCGCGCATGCCCTTGCTGATCGCACGCATGGCGCGCACGTCTTGCTCACAATACTTGATCATCTCGGCCATTAGTTCAGGCGAGTCTTTGAATGGCGGCACGCACATCAAGCGGATCAGTTGCGCGCCTCTGTGATCTTTTTTCATAGACGCGCCAGCAAAGCGGCCAACGTCTTCCAAACTGCCAGGCGCGCAGTTGGCACGGGCTTGTGTTGCAGTGCAATAGAACTGTTCCAATTTAAAATCTATTTGTAAGACATACCAAAAGATCAAGCGCTCAAACGCTGCGTTATGCGCCCTGATCTGGCCAGTGTAGTTGCGCACGCGCTCGGGGAATGGCTGGCTAGGCAGCCACGTCACCACGTCTTCATCGTCAAACGCATAAGATAACATTAGAACGTCAGTTGAGCTATCCTGCGCATAGTTATACACGCCCTTGGCGCGTAGGTCGCATTCACTGCGGGTTTCAAAATCTAACCAAAGCATTGGCGTCTCCTTTCCAATGGGCGCTCATAACGCCCATCAGAAAGTTAAGCGCTACGGCGACGGCGTGCAGGCGCCTTAGCAGCTTCCTGTTCGGCTGTTGGCCATGCTGGCTCGTCTGCTTTGGGCGCTTCGCCATCCATGCTCACCCACTCAACAACCTCAAACACTGGCGTGTAAATCTTGCCGTAGGATTTGTGAGCGTAGTGGTCTTTCTTCAGACGCACGACTGGCACTGGCTTGGTCTGGTCTTTCTCGACCTGCTCGGCCAAAGCAACGGCCAAAGTCTGAACCGCACGCTTGCCGCCCACTGACGTGGTGGTGAAGCGCGCTTCCATACCCTTGTCTTCGCCAGAGATGCACTTGAGTGACATGCCGACTTGAGTTTCCCAACCTTTTTTGGCTGAAGGTGGCGCCTCATCCAACTCAGGCAAAGGGTTGCTGACGGACACCATCTTCTCGCCCAGCACTTCGCCATCGCCCCAAGCGATGAAACCATGCACAAATGAGAAAGGATTGACAGCCCACACAGCGTCGTCTTCAGCTTCGGTTTGATCCGCACCAAAGACCCAGTGGCCGGTCTTGTCCATCTTAAGGATGACAACACCAGCAGGGCCGACTTCGGCTTGGATCGAACGCAAAGCGCTAGATAAAGTTGAAACGGCAGGCAAGTTTGCTTGAGAGAAGGTTACTAAATTTGACATGATTTTCCTTTACTGGAGTTTAGAAAGGGCAGCAGATAACTGTTTGCCCAAGAGCATTACTTCGGGTCGTGGATCATCCACGTTTGCCAAAGTATTACCTGACGAGATGGCGACCACTAGGTCTTCCGGTAGGCCGATCTTGCGCTTTTTAAGCGCCTTTTCGGCCTTGGCGGGGGAGACGACAGAAGTCTCCATCACTTCAGATTCTGTGAGGCCACACGCAAACAAAGCAATTTTTGCTTTCTCTTCGTCTGACCATGACCGGATGGCACGCTTAGCCACCAGTTTATATTCAGGCAACTTGGCGCCAGACTCAAGCATCTGCAATGCAAGGGCGCGCAAGTCTTTAATCCATTCCTCTAGCATATCAGCGGTCTTAAGGTAATCGCTAATCTGCACAGCCGGCAGTGCTTCAATTTGCACCTTAAGCGCACGGTCGGCAGCGCCCGTCATCTTGGGGCAAATCGGTTTGGCCGCGCACCAACGGCAATGGTCACCAACAGCCAGCTTGGCGTCTGGCTTCTCGGCTTGCTTGACAGCCTGCACCAACTCTAATTCAAACTCAGCAATGCGCGCAGGCGTTGTCACCCAGCGGCGGATTTCAGGTGGCTGCACAATAATGCACTCAATCTCAGTCACGCCATCAAACGCCCACTGCGCTTCTGGCGTGCGCATAGCGGCCGCCGCGTAGAACATCAACTGCGGGTTTTCCTCAACCTCAACCATAACGCCGTCACCAAATTTCCAATCCAAAACGACGGCGCGGTTACCAAGGCGGCCAATGAGATCAGTTGATCCAAACACGCCAGGCAACAGATCACCAAAGCCAACTCTAGTCTCTGCTTCAATTTCCATTTTTTGTTCGGGGTCGATGATGTCAAGGGCGCGCAAGGCTGGCCAGATTTTTTCTTCCACCAATTCAGGCGTAAGGATTTGATCTTCATAGCGTGTGCCAAGGTAATAGTCTGGTGGCTCCTCACCCATGATAAGTTCGGCCATGACGTTGTGTAGAAGTGTGCCTTCGTCAGCGTATTTGTTAGAAGGTCTTGGTGGCATTTTCTGCACCAGCGCCACACTGCCTGGGCAGTTGATGACGCGCTTTGCTGTAGAGCCGCCGACGATATTTGAATGTTGCACTTTACTGTCCTTTCGTTTATTGAGACTCAAATATAGCACAGAAATAATTGTTGTGCAAATCTTTTTTACATGTATACTTCACGGCATGCGTGAAAAAGAAATTGAAGTTTATTTTGATTGGGCGGTGCAACGCATCGGTGGCCGGACTTGGAAGTTTACATCTCCCGGACGCAAAGGTGTAGCAGACCGCATTGCGTGTTTACCCGATGGCCAAACTTGGTTTGTGGAATTGAAAACCAAAGGCGGCAGATTGTCGGAACTACAAAAACTATTTCAGACAGAGATGGCGCTGCTGCGCCAGAACTATGCGTGTTTATGGACTAAGGAGCATGTTAATGAGTGGATTAAAAGTATTAGTGGCGTGTGAATTTTCGGGGACTGTTAGAGAAGCGTTTGCTAAACGCGGGCATGACGCGTGGTCTTGTGATTTAGAGCCTACAGATGTACCTGGTAATCATTACCAAGGATCAGTGTTTGACATATTAGATGGGGGGGGGTGGGATTTGATGATAGCGCACCCCCCTTGCACTTATTTAACAGTTACAGGTAATAAATGGATGAAAGATGAATATAAAGACAGATTTCCAACAAGGCAACAAGATAGAAAAGACGCCATTGAATTTTTTATGCGTTTGGCAAACGCTAATATTCCTATGATTGCAATTGAAAATCCCATAGGAATAATGAGTACAACTTGGCGTAAACCAAACCAAATTATTCACCCTTGGCAATTTGGACATGAAGCAAGCAAATCAACTTGTTTATGGCTAAAAAATTTACCTAAATTAAACCCTACCAATGTTGTTGGTAAAGGTGAGTTTATTGAATATAAAAGTGGTAAACGAATGACAAAATGGTATGCAGATGCAGCGTCATTAAAACCTAAAGAACGCGCAAAAATTCGCAACAAAACATTTCAAGGCATCGCCGACGCGATGGCAGCGCAGTGGAGTTAAGGCCATACCAAAACACTGCTGCTGACTTTCTCTTTGAGCATGACAGGGCAATGATCTTGGCGCCAGTCGGTGCAGGCAAGACGGCGATTACTTTGACGGCCATGTGGGAGATGATCCGCGACGGCCACGTCAAGCGCTGGCTGGTGTTGGCGCCCAAACGCGTCTGTACTGACGTATGGCCAGTCGAGCGCCCTAAGTGGGCAGACCGCATCAGCATGGCTCTGTGCGTTGGCACACCTAAACAGCGCTTAGACGCCCTTAAAAGCCCCGCCCAAATGGTTGTGACCAATTACGACAACTTGCAGTGGTTGGCCGAGCAGAAGCTGAATTTTGATGGCGTGGTGTTTGACGAACTGACCAGATTAAAAAACCCATCAGGCACACGCTTCAAAGCATTTCTTAAAGTTGTTGACCCCATGACGACGCGATGGGGCTTGACTGGCTCGTTTACTAGCAACGGCCTTGAGGATGTGTTTGGCCAGTGCAAGATCGTTGATCAAAGCCTGCTTGGTCGGTCTAAAGGCGCGTTCATGCAGCAATACTTTGTGCTGATCAACAAGGAGTTTGGTGAATGGGCGCCGCGTGTCGGTTCACTTCAGAAAGTCATGGACGTGATACGGCCGGCCACATTTGTCTTGGAGGCAGGTGAGTATAAGGACAAGCTGCCGCCTTTGCATACAGTTGAACTGGCCTGCACCATGGACATGACGCCGTACAACACCATGAAGAAAGACTTTGTGCTGGAAGGCATCACTGCTGTGAACGCCGCCGTTGTCACGGGCAAGCTACAACAACTGGCGTCAGGTTTTGTTTACGATACGAAGACCACGCCGTCAGAGTCGCCTGGCAAGTTTGTTTCCACGCAACGCCCGATCTGGTACAGCATGCACAAGTTTGAAAGGCTTGAAGAATTACTCGATGAGAACCAGCATGCCAACACCATTATTGTGTACAACTACCAAGAAGAACTTGCCGAACTCAAGCGACGCTTTAATGTCACCACCCTTGACGACACCGACGCCATTAAGCGATGGAATGATGGAAAGATCAGGCTATTGGCCGTCCATCCAAAGTCAGCCGGCCACGGGCTTAACTTACAGCACGGCGGCTGTCACATGGTGTTTCTGTCGTTGCCGTGGAGTCTGGAACTGTACGAGCAGACCATTGGTCGTTTGCACCGCAGCGGGCAACAACACCCTGTGT